GTATGAAGACTTTTTCCTCCATATTTGGTTGGTCCAAACCCCCAATTGTTGGTGATCCTATTTTTGTTAAGAACCGTCCATTTGGGAACGGCTGTCAAACGATAGGCGCTAGTACAGTTAAGAGGATTGGGTTGGATCCCAAACAAGAAGTGTCAATTGATCCAAGTCCATGTGGAGTTGATCAAGATGACATGATAATTGCTAACATTGCTGCTCGTGAGAGTTATTTCACCACTTTCACTTGGGCACCCACTGACAGTATCCTTTCAAACAGCATCTTCAAGTGTCGTGTTCATCCACAGTTGGATACAATATACAACGGAGTTATTTCTAAGGATTATTACCAACCCACTGCTTTAAGTTTTGCTAGTACTCCTTTCACATTTTGGAGAGGAGATATTGTCTTTAGATTTGACTTTGTTTGTTCCGCATACCATAGAGGCAAGCTTGTGGTTTATTATGAGCCCAATATTGCTCAACATGCTTTAATGGATTTGGATATTGATCTGAACAAACAATGGATTCAGGTCATAGATATTCAAGAGACACAAAGTGTTGAATTCTGTGTTAAATGGGCAGCTTCTCGACCTTGGATGAGGTTGATGAATGCTCCCAAATCTATTCTTAACTATCAATCTTTTACAAACTCATCGGCTTATCAAGAAGTCAATGGATATATTGGAGTCGCGGTTTTGACCGAGATCCAGTCTCCAGATGATTCTTCTATAGAAGTCAATGTTTTTGTGCGTGGTGAGAACATGCATTTCAATGCTCTTACGGGAGCGAACATGCCAAGTGAACGTATGGTACCTGATTCTGTTATCCTTGAAATGTTTAGTACCGAATCCGGAATGGTCAAAGACAACTCTGATCAACCTGTAACTTGTATTAGTCTTAATGATAGTACAGCTACCGATGATTGGATTTCTAAGATGTATTTTGGAGAAGAACCTATTTCATTTCGTTCACTTTTGAAACGTTATGTGGAAACACGTTATGCTTATGTTGATGCATCTTCATCTTCCAAAAAGTGTGTCTCTGCGATTAGCAACATTATGCCCAACATTGATCCTCCTTATGGGTCAGCCATTTCTGGTAAGCCCACTCTGCTCTCTTATCTCCGATATGCCTACTTAGGCACGAAGGGAGGAATGAGGAAAAGAGTTAGAATACTAGGAAACAGTTCCTTTGATAGTCCGTACTTGCGTACTGGGATATCTTTATTAGAGTTTGGAGGTAGCTACCTTGAAAGCTTTGAATGGAGTTCCTCCCATGCACAGCTAAAACAAATGGGAACAGTGAGTTTTGTACCTCACACCAATG